TAAACCAGGTTTTGAAGAATATCCAACTTTAGGTGGTGGTTCATTTGATACCAATCGTGTTAGTGAATTAATGGGATATGGTAAATCAGACGAAGGTAAAAGAGAAATGGGAGCAGTTGATACTATTAGAAAAGCAGGTAGAAATATAGATGATGTTCCTGACCACGTTCAAAATGCTTTAACAAGAGATTATAGTAAAGTAATGAAAGCTATAGATAATAAAAAGGGAAAATAGTAAATGGGTGCTTTAGAAAATGATTTAAGTCCAGATACTTGGATTGGATTATCATTTCCACTTGGTAGGTCTGAGTCTGGTTTTTTTCAGCAAACACAAACAACATTAGAACAAACGTCACATAATATAAAAAATTTATTATTGACAATGAAAGGTGAGCGACCATTTTTGCCAGAGTTTGGTTCTGATTTATATTCTATTTTGTTTGACCCAATTCAAAGTGATACAACAATGAGAGTGGAAGAAGCTATTAAAGATGCTATGAAAACGTGGTTACCACACGTAGTTGTTAATAGAATTGATGTTATCGTAGATGAACAGAATCCAAATCAAATTGATGTTTCATTAGAGTTTGGTGTTACTATAGAACCAGGCGTATTTGATTCTTTACAATTAACTTTCTTTTCCAATTTTTAGGAGATTTAAATGGCTACAGCGGCAAAATTAGAAAAAAAAGAAGTAAAATATCTTAGTAAAGATTTTTCAAACTTCAAGGATAGTTTAATAGAATTTTCTAAAACATACTTTCCTAATACATTTAATGATTTTAATGAGTCAGACCCAGGTATGATGTTCATTGAAATGGCATCTTATGTTGGGGATGTATTGTCTTATTATATTGATGATAGGTTTAAAGAATCTTTATTATCTTATGCAGAGGAAATAGAAAATGTTTTTGAAATAGCTCAGTCATTAGGATATAAACCAAAGTTAGCTACACCATCTTCAACAAAAATAGATTTATTTCAAACTGTACCTGCTATAGGTAGTGGTGATACTATTAGACCAGATTATAGATATGCTATGAAAGTATTAACTGGTACTCAATTGAAATCAACAAATGGTGTTGTATTTAGAATGTCAGACGATATTGATTTTGCACATTCAAGTTCTATAGCACCACGTTCAACTACTATATATGAAACGTCTGGTGTAGAACCAACCAAATATCTTTTAAAAAAGTCTGCAACTGTATATAGTGGTGATATAACAACTGAGACATTTGCCTTTGGTACAGCTAAAAAATATGATAGAATTGCTTTAGCTAAACCCAATGTTACTGATATTATGTCTGTTACCGATAATGATGGTCATAATTGGTATGAAGTAGATTTTTTAGCAAAAGATATTGTATTTGATGATATTTCTAATGCAGATAGTGCAGACCCAGAGTTATCACAATATTCGGATGATGTTCCTTATTTAATTAGATTGATTAAAACACCAAGGAGATTTACAAAGTATGTAAGAACTGATGGTAGGATGGAATTACGATTTGGTTCTGGTGTTTCTGCTGGAGCTGACGAGGAAATCATCCCAAATCCAGATAATGTAGGTTCTTCTTTACCAGAAGGTGTTTCTATGTTAGATAGAACATTTGACCCTTCTAATTTTTTAAAAACAAAAGCGTATGGATTAGCTCCAAGTAATACAACATTAACTATAAAATATTCTTATGGAGGCGGCGTGGGTCATAATGTAGCCGAGGGTTCTATTGTTGAAATAAAAGAAAAGAATATTAGTTTAACTTCTACTGGTCTTGATAGTGCTACTGCAACTCAAACAAGAAATTCACTTGGAGTTATCAATCCAAATCCAGCACGTGGTGGTAAAAGTAAAGAAAGTGTTATAGAGATAAAACAAAACGCATTAGCTCATTTTCAAGCTCAAGGAAGAACCGTTACTAAATATGATTATATAGTTAGAGCGTATTCTATGCCTGCTAAATATGGTGCTATATCTAAAGCTTATATAGTACCAGATGAACAATTAGAAGGAGCTCAATTTCAATTTCAAAAGGAAGCAAATGATGGTACTGGTATTTGGAGTATTGATAAAAGTCTATATGGACAAGATGATTCACCAGAAACTGGAGCTCCAAAAGTTCCTACAAGAATTCCCAATCCATTAGCATTAAATATGTATTTACTTGGTTATGATAATAATAAAAATTTAGCTACTACTAATGTAGCTGTAAAAGAAAACTTAAAAAATTACCTTGGTCAGTATAGAATGGTAACTGATGCTATAAATTTAAAAGATGCGTGGATTGTTAATATAGGTGTTGATTTTAAAATCATGACTAAGGCTGGATATAATAAAGAAGAAGTATTATTGAAGTGTATTCAGAAGATTAAAGACTTTTTTGATATTGATAGATGGGAAATTAATCAACCAATAATGATAGCAGACATATCATACCAGATATCATTGGTTGATGGAGTAGCTCAGTTAATACCATTCTCAATTGATTTAGATGGTGATGGCCCTGGTGACCCAGTACAATTACCAGTTCGTATAATAAACAAGTGGAGAACTTCAAATGGTTACTCTGGTCACATATATGATATGGGAGCGGCTTATAAAAATGGTGTAATATATCCATCATTAGACCCTTGTATTTTTGAATTAAAATACCCAGATAGTGATATAAAAGGTCAAGTAGTAGGGAGTGTAATATAATGCATTATTTTGAATTTGCTACAAAAGATACAACTTTATATGAAGGAAATGCAACATCAAGTCAGAATACTGGTCTTGATGAAATATTAGAAGTACGTAAAGATATGAATGATTCTGGTACACAAATAAATGTTTCCAGAGCTTTAATTCAGTTTGATTTAACGTACATATCAGAGTCAATTAATAGTGGATTGATACCAGCTGATGCTGAATATTATTTGAATTTGTATGATGCTAATTCACAAGAATTGGGTTCAAGCGATGTGTTATATGCATATCCCGTTAGTCAATCTTGGGAAAATGGAGAGGGAAGATACCTTGATTGGCCACCAATCACCGATGGTGCGTCTTGGAGATTTAGAACGGGCCCGACAGCTAATGACCAATGGGTTGGTGGTACTAATGATACTGGTGGAACTTGGTTTAATGGAACTTCGACTACACATACGTTAGAAGCTTCTCAATCATTTACTAATGAAGCTAGTGATGTTAGAATGGATGTAACTGGTATTGTAAACAACTGGATTAGTAGTGGGTCTTCTTATCCGAATGAAGGATTTATATTGAAAAGAAGTGGTAGTGTTGGTAATTCAGATTCTACTTTAGCAGAAGGTAGTACTACTAAGTTTGGTCATTTTAGATTTTTTTCACGTGAAACTCATACTATATATCCACCAAAACTTGAGGTAGTTTGGAATGATACCACGTGGAATACTGGTTCATTGAGTCCATTAACTGGTAGTGATTTACATAGTTTAGAAGTGTATATGAAAGAACTTAGACCAGAGTATCAAGAGGATTCTAAAGTTAGATTTAGAGTTGTCGGTAGAGAAAGATTTCCTGCAAAAACTTGGTCAACGACCACTACAAATCAAGTAACACCAAAATATTTACCAAGTGGTAGTTCGTATTTTGAAATAAAAGATGCGTATACAGAAGATGTAATTATTCCTTTTGATAGTGGTTCAATTATTGGTTGTGATTCAACTGGAAATTTCTTTGATGTTTGGTTACAAGGGTTTCAACCAGAAAGAAATTATAGGATTAATTATAAAATAGTAAGTGGTAGTGGAATTGGTGAAGTAGTGCAAATTATAGATAATGATTTTGAATTTAGGGTGATAAGATAATGCCATATACTACAAAAGAATTATATAATAATGAATATTTTAAATCACTTGCTAATGCAGATGAGAAAGAGTATGAATTAAAACTTGATTCGGCGTTGACAAAAGCTAAAATTACAGGTTCAGCACAACCATATGAAATTGATGGTGAATTACAATCATATGAAGATGTTAGAACTGGAATGGGATTAGAAGCACCACATCAATATGTTTATAATAATATGGTTTATAGAAATCATGAGATGAAAAATGAAATTCTTGAAGAAGTTATTGATAGAGATTTTACGTTAAATGATAAACCATTTATAACTTTAAAGGATGGAACATTAATAACTAAACCCGCTCATAAGGGGTTGTGTTTATTTCAAGATGATGTAAAATTTCCAATACAAAATATGGATTTGGTTTATATGATGGGGTTTAAAAATAAAGATGTCAAAGTCATACCAGCGAATTTATATGATAGTATAAAACAAGGGCCACCAATTACTAATACAAGAATGCGTAACGCCGAAGCATTACTTGGTACTCATAGGGATGAAGATTTTTTTGTTCCAACGATGGATAGATTAGATGAAGAAAAATTACAACAGATTAGAGAAAGATTAGAAGATGGTAAACCAGTTATGGAAACTTTATATAAAATTACTGGTCAAGTAGCTAAATCAGCTCATCAAGTTAGATTATTAGCTAATCAATTAGTTGGTGAACCAATGTTACAAAGACCTGGTGATATTAAGAATGAACAAGAAAGAGCCGAATATGAAAATGAAGTTAATAAAGAAATAATTCTCAAAACAGGTCAAACACTTGAAGAGGCGAAGACCGCTCCTATGCATCATAGAAAATCAATACCTGGAGAAAATTTAAGTGAGCCTGTTAGAACGACATCAAGACCAGCACCAACAACAACACAAGGTAGTAAAGCAAATTATGAAACAAAATATAATAAAAATCCAGATTTAATAGGGTATTAAGGAGTTATTATGAAAACTTATAAATTAACATGGGGTGGAAAAAATAATACAAAAGTATTAAAGATGATTTCAGAAGGTGACAATAGAGGGCCAGGTTTTGGTCAGACAGGCACAGGCACAAGCACAGGCACAAGCACAGGCAATCAACAACCAACAACTGAAACATATGTTGAACCTACAGGACAAACACAAAGTTATCCAATTAATCAAGTGTTAGTTACACCTGGTAATTTAACTGCGTGGGGTAGTTTAACTATAAATTGGATTAATAATCCAATTCAACAACAAACTCAAGAAGTAGATTCTACTGAAAACTGGTTGGAACAACAAGGAGAAAAATATAATCAACAATCAGATGATGATTATATCTAAGGAGAAATTAAAAATGTCAAAGTTACTATGGGGTGGAAAAAATAATACAAAAGTATTAAAGATGATTTCAGAAGATGATTACAGGGGGCCAGGTATGGGTGACCATATGTCAGGACGCGAAGATACTGTAGTTCCTACTGGAACAACAGAACTTCCAGTACCAGCTACAGGCGTAGATTTAAAGATTTTTAAAATATCACAAAGACAAGGAAATAATGTCAATCTTGAATTAGTATTTTCTGATGTAGTAGATTCGAGTGAAGGACTATATATAGTATCCGCGGCAGAAGTTGTGGAACTTGGTAATGGTAATTTTAGAGCGTCAGTTGATGGTGTAATGAGTAATGATTTTTCAATTAATATTCAAATGCAACCACAACCATTACCAGAAGGAACTGTAAATGCAGCTCATTATAAACTTGAACCTACAAGAGAAATTGTAGAAACACTTGTTACACAAATTGTTGCTAATGATAATGGTAAAGTTGATGTTCCTGTTTTGTTTGGTGTAGATTATTCAGTATTTAATATTGCTCCACCTGGTAATCCTATAGGTGGACAACAAACAATTACTGGTGGATATACAATACCAACACCAACACCGCCACCAGTTGCTACAGAAAATCCAATTTTAACACCAGACCCATTTACATTTCCACCAGATGAACTTGATATAGGGGCTCTTCCAAATTGGTCTGAAAGTGCACCACGAACTATATCTGGTATTAATCAAGAAGTACAAGCTAATGTTAGACAAGGCTCAACAGGTATTAATACACAATTTAAAGTAAATGATGGCGAATGGGGAACACAATCTTTATCTGTTTATGATGGTGATGTTGTACAAGTTAGACTTAAAACGGATAATATTCCTCAAGGTTTAGGACAATTCAATAATAAGTTACAGAGTGCACTGGGTATAAATGTAATATTAGATGTTGGAAATGGAACATTTACATATAATGTAAGTGGATTCAATTCAACCCAATCTGACGACTCGGAATTCAGTTGGGAACATAAGTATGATTCAGATGTCTAAAGAGTATATCCTAAAACCAGTACTCTTAGGAAAGTAAAATGGCAGTTCATAGATTAAAACCAAAAGATAAACAACTTTTAGAAGTTGGTGGCAACAGACAAGTAGGTATGCCTGGTTATGATTGGCCTCCATTTTTATCTGGTCAAGGTGGAGTTCATGATTATATTGAATGTCACATTTACAACGCTACTGGAAAAAATTTAATTGAAAGTTTTATTACAAAAGATTATATAATAGAAAGTAATAATGTAATAGTAAAACCAGGCAATGATTTACGAAGTAAAGGTTATGTGAGAGGTAAATATCAAGTTAGTTATAATTTTTTAAGAGAAGAGTTTGGTACTGATGAAACTATATTAGTTTATGCACATAACAATGAAGTTTATACTGGTCCAAAAAGATTATATCCAGACAACGCTGATTTACCTTGGTATATTGATGATGATAATTTAATTTATAGTGGAGTTAAAGGTGAAGAAGTTGAACGTAGAAAAGAATTGTTAATAAAAAATAATTCTGCTTGGATACATAAAATTTCAGAAAATAGGCAAGAAATTAGGTTAGTACCAAATAATATTGATAGTGATAGATTTAAAAATGCTTTTAATAGTTTAAGACATACAATAAAAACTTGGAGAACGGAAGAATTAAATGTAGATATGACTTTTCCAGATGGATTTGGTGGTAGAAAAATTAGATTACAAGGATTACCACGAAGTGAACACTTTACAAAAAAATCTGTTGGTGGTGAATTTATTTTAGATAGAGGTTTTATAACTCATATTGAACGAAGAATTTATGAAGAAAAACGTTATGATGAAACTGCTCCACCTGTAATTTCAGCGGCCGCAGGATATAATAAAAACGCTTTACCACCAAATGTATTAAATGAAATTCCATTACCAAGTGAACCATTGATTCCATATGAAAAACAAGTTGTTCCAAAAGTTAATAAAGCAACACCAAAATATAAACCATCAAGTACAGGTCCAGATGAATATGATTTTGTTACTTCTATGATTGGTAGTGGAGGCTAATCATGATTAGATGGGGTGGAAAAGAAGATACATTAATATTACGAATGCTTGAATGGCAAGATGAGGGTGGTAACTGGCCATATAATACTGATAATGAACCACCAGATGAGACACCCAATCCACCTGGTGGTCAAACACCCAGAGGCCAGACACAAGAAGAATCTAATCCAGTTCCAGATTCAGAAGACCCACCAATATCCGCAGATTTACCAGACGTTGTAGAATATGAACCAGAACCAATTGACCCACCACCTTTACCCGAAGGTATATTTCCAGGCACCGCCGATACGTGGGTTAGAGGTACGATTATTGAAAGGAATCAAACAAAGTTAATTAGACTTGATACTTCTTATACATCAGCCGCGTCAGATTTCTTTGGTGATAGTGGTATGTCCACACAACAAGTTCCATCAATAATTAATTTTAGTGATGGAGAATGGACATTAGTTGGTGATAATAATATGTTTAAAGTTGCAAATACTGCCGCATATAATAATCCAGATTTCCCGAATACTAATTCGTTTACAACTTGGAGTACATTTGGTGTTGTAGAGGGTGATACAATTATACTTGGTACTGGTGAAGAATTTATAATAGAATCAATAATAGAAACAGGTCAAACGGCAACTATAGATACGGGAACTGAAGTTGGTGGAGTCCAATCAACAAATTTTTCAGTAGAAGTAACTGTAGAAGAAGAAGTAATTGACCCAGTTATAGAAACATATACTGATAATCAAGTTGACTTTTATGAAATAACAAGTACTGGTAATTCACCAATAAATTTACAAGAAAATACATTACAAGGCCAAGATGGAACTTTTTATGATATAGTACCTGGTGATAGGGTAGATGTAAAATTTACTCCACCAGAGGCGGCCGTAACTCCTAATTGGTTAGGTGCATTTTTTGTTCCTATTCATGATATTAGAGAAGTAGCAATAGGTGATGATTATTTTGAGGCATTAGGTTTAACTCAATTTACATTTAGTAATGGACAAACTATTTCGCCCGCTCAAACTCCATTAGAAAATTGGTGGATACAAACTGAATTAAATCTTGGTTCATTAACACCAGCCGATATAGACGCGTATAATGAATGGGTAGCTAGTGATTTTAAAATTGCTCCAGTTCCACAAGTTGCAGTAAAACCATTTGTATTTCAAGTTGGTTCTTATGGGCCACCTGACCCAGAAGACCTTGATATACAAGGTATATCTGATGGTCTTTTGTATGGCCAAAATGATAGTGGAATTGGGTTATTTACATTAATGGAACAACAAGAGTCTGGATTTTATAGTGCCGGAAGTATAAATTATGGTGATATAGCTACTGAAAATGGAGTTAGTGTACAGACAGTTATAGAAAAACATCAAGATTTATTAGCACAAATAAATGATTTTAATGCAACAGTAACTCAATTTGAAGAAGAAGTAGTTACGTGGACAGAAATTTATGGGCCAGATTTAATCCCCGTATATGATAGTGTCTTAGAATACCCTGATGGTGAGGGGGGATTCGAACCAAACTCAAATTATGGTAAAATTTTACCTGACGTATTTCAGCCAGCTCATCCTTTATATGATTGGTTTACTCAAGCTATTTCATTAGGACAAATTTCACAAGACCAATTAAATGATTATCAAGGTTGGTTAACAAGTGGTAGAACAATTTCACCATTTTCTATTGCACAATATCCACCACCACCATTTGTTGGTGAATTACCAGAATTAAATTTAAATGGATGTGTTGATGATAGAGCTGTGAATTGGATTCCATGGGCGGCCATAGATGATGGGTCTTGTATGTATATTCCACATATAGCTGATAGTGTATTATGGCAATGGGGTGATGGTACATACGATGAACAATTACTTGAACCAGGTAATATAGAACCATATAATCATACTTATACTCAGCCAGGTATTTATACAGTAAATATGTTTTTACGATATGTTGATGGTGATGTTGACGCATTTCAAACAAAAATTGCTGTAAAAACTGAACCAACTCCAGTTAAGAATTTATGGGAATGGGGTGATGGTGAGTTTGATGAAACGGAAGGTGAAGATATGCCACCAGGTCATATATATAAATCGCCTGGGTTATATCAAGTCACATTGACGACTTTATATAGTGATGGTATAGATACATACACTAAAACAACTTCACGTGAAGTAACAATATTTCCAAATGACGCAGCT